NTAGGAGTCTCGGCAAGCTCCCTCAATTCTGTAAAGGACATTGAATCATACATACTTCTTGCCGACCCTCTTAATTTATTGACCGGGAACTCGCCCTTTTTTGCTTGGAGAGCGAGGGCTGCCGCTCTTTGTTGTGATTTGCTTTTCGCTGGCATGTTTTTTTCGTAACCTTCTTATCCGCTTCCAACTTTTATCCCAGTTGGGATTCGGATAGTTCAGTAATGCTTTTTGACCTAACGACCTCATACTTGTAACTCTAATTTTGAATCGTTTAACACATCGAGTTCTTTCTGGGTGAATTCCAACATTACTTTCCTTTGGGCTTGGGCGTAGTCAAACCTCACTTGGGCAATAGCGTTCTTCTGCGCTGCTGTCAGTTGTTTGCCTGCCAAATGGATTTCTTCGTGTCTTGCCCGTAATTTTTCAACTAATTTCTCGATTGGTAATCGTTGTGCTTTTAATCTTGACCTATGGTCAAGGTCTTTTTTTACTCGTCTTAATCTATTCCACTCTTTGCTAATACCCATTTAAGTGGCGAGAGTTGGTTCGGGAGGTGCTAATGTCTCCTTTAAACCCTCGCTTGTTATTTTACCGCCCGCCAACTGCTCTGGCGTTGACTTGGGCAAGTCTTCTATGAATACCCCTTTTAATCTCATTGCCTTCTCAATCAGGGCAGTTCTGCGTACTGGGTCTTGCTCCAGACTGATGAAAGTGGCTAATGACTCCATTTCAGCCCTTAGGTTTATGTTCTCTCCCGTGATGATTATTCTCATTCTCGGTTTGATGTCGTCAAATATCCCTTCCTCCAGTTTCAGTATCGCCTGCGGTCTCTTGCGCAGTTCTATCAGCTTTCTGGTCTTCAGGAATTCTGCTTGCTCTGGTGAGTGCGGGCCGAGAGCTATCAGATTGCGGGCATACCACTTCTGCACCAGCATCTCTTGGAATCTTTTGACCATCTCTTCATCACCAGTCAAATCCATTACCGTCTGTTGCTTCATGTCCTTGATAAGCGGAGGGAGTATCCAATTCTGAAACATCTTCTCCAAAGACAATCCCAGTTTCTCCCTGATGAAGTCGTAAAGTTTATTGGCGTTAATATTCAGCAAAGCCCCTAACCTGAACGGCATACCCGAAGGCGTGGGTTCTCCTGATATGATTTCCATTGAGTTGCTAATTTTGTCCGCATCTGCCATCAACCTATTCCATTCCGCTATCAATTGGTCAAGGTTGCGAAGTCTTAAATCCACCTGTGTCAATTCATCTGCTTTAATAATGTCCCCTGATTGCATATCAGTCATTATGTTGTTGACTATCAATCTGTCTTTTGAACGAAGAACAATCTTTGAAGCCCATTCAAGACCCCGCGCCAGTTGATTGCCTATCTCATTGGCCCGTGTCTGATGGTCAAACAATAATTCGGTCAATCCTTCCCTGAACCACCTGCCTTTGTAAGGCCCGCGATGGTATTCATAATAGGGCATTTTAGGTATTTTATCGGCAAACAGAACCAAACTCTCATCTTTCTTGTCGCCTTTCTGAAGCCCGGCAAGCACTATCTTTGCCAAAATATACTTGTTTTCATCTCCGCCTGATTTGTTCTGTGCTTCAAACAAATCCTTCTCGCTTATCTCCCCGTTTCTTTCAAATATCTCATAATAAGGAGTCTCTTTAAGCTCTGCGCTTGTCTGAAGCACTGCCTTGAATGTTTTGTTTCCGCACTCGCTGATGACCCTATCAACATTATTCCAGATGCCCGATTTCTTCCTTAAGTCCGATTGTGTCATATTATGCCTCTCTATCACAGGGGTATCGTCTAATGATTTGGCTGTCTGATTGATTACATAAAAGTTGTTGAAGTTTACCCTTTCTTTGCCGTCTTTTAGTTTCTTCCAGACAATGTTTCCCCAGCTTGACCCCTGCTCTATGCCATCATTCAGCTCATCTGCCTCGCCTTTTTCCCTCAGCCACTGCTTCAGACGAGCATTGATAAGAAACATCGCCAGAGCGTCTTTCTTTCTTTCTGACCCTACAACAATATGCTTGGTATCAAAATCTATATTCTTTCTTTCGTTCTGGACTCTCGGCTCTATGATATCGAACCAGTATTTGTATTTCTTCTGGCTGTCCACTTTACCCGAAGGATAGATTCTGTTCTGATATAGCATAATCCTCCGCACCAGATTGTATTGCGAAAAGTTATATCCCTCTGATATGGGAACTGCGCCTGATAAATAGTTTGATATTTCTTTTTCAATTATGCCGAATATTCTCATAATCATCCCTTGAAACTTACTACAATTTCTTTCTTCTTCGGTTCTATCTTAATTTTAGTAATTATTCCAAAATATCTTGGGATAGGAAGCCATCTATTATAAAACAACTCAGTGCTTGCGCGAAAAGTTCCATCTTTATATTGTTTCAAATTTGATTTTTCTTTTTTTGTCATAATCCCCAGTCTTGAAGTTGTTTTTTAGTGTTCTCTTCTCTTAACTTTTGTAATCGCTTTTTTTCCCTCTCTATCGGGTCTTGGTTTCTCTCGACAATTTCCCTCATATCTCTTGTGGGTTGTTTTTCTGATGATAAAAGTTTTGGCGGTCTATTTCTGTCCATTGATAAAATTAACTATGGCACTGATGTTAGCCGTATTCTGATTCACTTCCCTCTCTAATTGGATAAGCATGTAAGCGTGAACGCAGAATACAGCCACGATAGCACCCAGAGCAAACGCTATGATTAGTTTCTTTTCCTTTTTTATCAATTTATTCATAATAGTTCCTGCGAATCCTTTTCTGCCTGTAAACGATTGGCTTGGACTCGCAGTGATTCCAACTGCTCTTGGTCGCTGTCTGTTTCGGGCTTGCTCATAAGCCCGTAACGGATAGCGTCAACAGCGTGGTCTTCGCCCTTTGTGTTTAAATCTTCTACTTTATGAGTATCGAATATTTGAGCTGGAAGAGTTCTGATAAGATTAAAACAAGTGCTGAATATCTGAAGTCTGGCTATGATTTTACCTTCCAACATAAACGGCTTCAGATACTCCCTCATCACACCCCAACCATTCATTCTATCATTGTTCGCCTGTTTGATTGGAATATGCCCCCATCTCTTCTGCTCAAAAACATTCTGTATTATCTCCGCACCTGACAAATCTGATTCGCCTTTCTTCGCCCAGATATCGGGTGGCAGAATAATCTCGCTGATATCTTCGTTGGTCAATGAAATAACCTTTTCAGCCAATCGCTTATAAGTAAGCTCTGTTTCATAAAGCTCCCTGTAAACATAAACAATTCCTTCTGGCGATATTGCCAACCAATAAACTGCTGATGGATTTACATACCCATAGTCTAAACAGATAATCTTTATCCAACTCGTTGGTATCTGAAATGGCTCGCAAACATGAATTCTTCTGCGCCATTCCTTGAAGAACTGCCCTTCAAACAAATCAAACTCTCCTTCACGCCACGCTTTACCCAGTTCTCCCGGCAATGTTACAAGATAATCAACATATTCTTGGCTTAAATATGGATTGTCTTTATAAGTAGCAGGAACGAACTCTGTTCTTTTCGGTCTTTCATCAATGAAATTCTTTTTGACATACTGATGGCCTATACCCCCCGGATTGAAAGAAGCATATAATCGAGCCCTCCAGTCTGATTTGCTACTTCTCAAACTGCCTTTTAGTTTCAAGGTTTTATCTTCAGTAAGCTGATTCAATTCCTCAATAGCCATCAAATCATATTCAATGCCTATATATTTATCTATATCCCGCTCATCTTTGAAACCACCAAGCACCACTCGTGATTTATTTGGAAAGAATAATATATTCTGGGCTTTGTTAAACTGATACGCTATCTTGCCTCTTAATAGTTTATCTACTAAATCCTCAAAGGATTCTCTTGCTGATATGCCTGTCTGGCGCAGAAACAATGCTTTCAAACCTCCTTTCCTTTGTAAGTCGTCTATTGTAACTTGCGCCAAAACACTATGTGATTTGCCCGGACCTCTTGCTCCACCTACACCTATCTCTGTCGGGCCATTCGGTTTATCCGCTTCTCTTGCTAAAGAATGAAAGTTCCATTGCCATTTTAAAGGAATGTATCCTCTCTCTAAAAAGTTTACTACCTGATCTCTTGGAGATTTTGCTTCAAACGCTGTCTTAACCAGTTGTTCCACCGCTTTCTGGGATACTTGTTTTTTCTTTACTCCCATAAATCTTTTCTATTGCTTTATTTACTATACTTATTTCAAGAGGTTTATTTTCTACTCCACCAATTTCGTGTCTTAGAGCAAACTCATCTTTGTATTTTCTTTCTAACCACCAAGCCGCGGCAGTCCAAGTCTTCTCTGCCGCTTTCTTAATAATGTCTATGTGAAACTTCTTGCACTTTACTTCAGCTTTTTTTATAGCTTCGGAAAATTCGGGTTTCTTCATCCATTCAAGAAAAGTGTCATAGCAAATATCTGCTAATATAACAACATCTGTTCTGTTTAATCCTTGTTCTAAATATTTACAAATTTCTTTAGTTTTTTCTTTTGAGTATTTCATATAGTTTATTAAAGAAGAAACTTCTTTAATCTTACATTTTCTTGTTTCAGCTTTTCTATTTCTTTTTCAAGCTTATCTGTTGAATTATCGCATAATTTGAATAGCTGTTGAATATACTCTTCACAATACCGATCGGGCGCAACTCTGGATAATCTTTTGCTAATAATGAAACAGCGTCATCTATGCAGAAAGTCAAAACTTTATTGCTCATCTTTCTCTTGCTGAATGAGAAAGGAACTACTTTGTCTTTGTGTTCAATAATCATTACTGGAAATTTCTTCCATTTCTTGCAGGATTTTTCAAACTTTGAACCTTCTGTATCTTTTTTAGTATCAAAATAATAAATTCTCATTTTTTTTCATAAATCTTAGCCAAACCCTTACAAACCATTTCTTGATTTACATTAGCCCCATCGCAATAAACAATCGCTAAATACCTTCCATACTTTCCTTTTTTGTCTTTGTGGGTTTCCAATGTAATAATCTTTTGGAGAATCTTATCTCTTAACCACGCTGTTGACTTTATGCCTTTTTGTTTATTCGTGCCTCTTACTTCCGGGGCGTTGATTCCTTTAAGACGGAAAACTATGTTGCGATGCACGATGTGGAATCCCAAATCTATATCGCAAATTATTGTGTCGCCGTCAATTACCCTTATGCATTTTGCGTTTTCGTATCTATAATTCATTGAAATAAAATTTTATTTTTCTAATTCCCAACCAAAAACTTTTTCTTTTTAATAAATCCTTAACTTTAATAAATGGATAATTTTGATAATTTTTTCAAATTAAAAAAACCCACACCTAAATAGGCATAGGAATTGACTTTATTTGATTTCTTTTAAGGATTTTATTCAATGGTTTCCCAAGAGTCCCGGCCGGGATTTATACTCTTGGGACTTTTTGTATCCCTTTGCCCTCGACCCAAAGGTCAAGAGCATTGCACTATCTCCTCCACTTTTAGAATAATCAACAAATACACACCACATATCCCACTCTACATGTTTACAAATAGTTACATCGTAGTTTCTATGTATAATAATGACGAACCCAACGACACTATCTTTTTAGATAGAAGGCAAAAAGATACGATTAAAAAAATACGATTGCTTTATCGCTTCCTTTAATCCATTATTCAGTTCGGCTGTGAATTACACTATGAAGCATTTTATAATCGTCAGAGCACCTTGCATGGATTTGCTCTCTTTTCAATGCTTCTACTTTTATTATACACAAAAATCAAAAAAAGTCAAAGGACGCCCTGTGGATAAAAGTTACTTTCTCTTTTTTATCTTCCACAAGATAAACCGTTTACCTACTCCCTCCAAAGTTAGTCCAAC